GCTTTGTTTGCGCGAACGCATTTGAACATTGAGTGTTCGCGCGGCGCCGTTGCGCGGTGGGATTGGCGCCAAACGGCGCCGCGTTGAGCATCGAGCGCAATCGCGCCGATGTGCTGGCAGTGTGGTGCGCGTGTCCGTGCGGTTTGCATGGCGTGCGTGTGTGGTCAAACGGGCTTGTGTGTGAGGTCGAACCTATATGCGACGCAGCAAATCAGCCGCGATAAAACTTCTCGAAGGCAATCGCGGACACCGGAACATTCGCCAGGATCAGCCGCACGTCGCGGCGCCGCTCGGCGCCGTGCCGGGTTGGTTCAACATCATGCAGCGCAACCTATGGGACCACGCGCGAAAGCATTGCCCGCGCGGCATGTTGCGCGAAACCGACCGCCCGACGCTCATCGCGTATTGCGTTCATGAGTGCGCGTATATCGAAGCGGTGCAGGCGATGGAAGGTCAGCCGCTTGTGATCACGCAACCGAGCGGGCGCATTTGCGAGAACCCGCTCGGCGGGCGTATTCGCGCGGAATCGCTTTGCGTGTCGCGTGCGATTGAACAGCTCGGCTTTAGTCCGAACGCCCGCAACCGTGTCCACGTCGACACGTCGGGCGACGAGAACGAATTCGACGATGTCACAAAACCCGCACGTCGCGCTAAGTAACGCCTATGTCAAAGGCGTTCTATCGGGCGATGTCTTAGCGTGCCAGTGGATACGACTCGCATGCGAGCGGCATTTGCGCGACCTTGCCAGCGCGAAAAGGAAAGATTGGCCGTACAAGTTCGACCCGGTACGCGCCGAGGTCGTGTGTTGTTTCGTCGAAAAGTTTCGGCACGTCAAAGGGCGATGGGCAGCACGCGGCGAGCGCTTGACCCTTTCGCCGTGGCAATGCTTCTTTTTTGCCTCGCTCTTTGGATGGGTTCACAAGCGCACCGCGTTACGTCGTTTCCGAAAGGGACGGCTATACGTCGCCCGCAAAAACGGCAAGTCGGCAACGGCGGCAACGCTCGGCCTATACATGCTGGCAGGCGACGACGAGGCCGGCGCCGAGGTCTATTCAGGCGCAACGACTGAGAAACAGGCATGGGAGGTATTCGGACCCGCGCGACAAATGGCACTCGAATCGGCGGCGTTTCGTACAAAGTTCGGCATCGATGCGAACGCGAAATCGCTCGTGATGGCGCTCAGCATGGCCAAGTTCGAGCCCGTCATCGGTAAACCCGGCGACGGCGCATCGCCGCATTGTTCGATCACGGACGAGTATCACGAGCACCAGACCGACGAACAATTGTCGACGTTTGAAACCGGCATGGGCGCGCGAGAACAGCCGCTATCACTCGTCGTGTCGACGGCCGGCGACAACCTCGCCGGCCCGTGCCGCGATGACTGGCTCGAATGCCAGCGCATCCTGCAAAACATCGTTGAGGATGACCGAACGTTCGCGCTGATTTACACGATAGACGACGGCGACGACTGGACGAGCGAGGCCGCGTTGATCAAGGCAAACCCCAACTACGGCATCAGTGTCGACGCTGAATTTTTGCAAGCGCAGCAACGCGATGCGATCAACAACCCGCGCAAGCAAGGGCATTTCAAAACAAAGCATCTCAATCTATGGGTTCAAGCCCGGGATGCTTTCATCAACATGCAACGCTGGCACGAGTGTCGCGTCGAAGGGTTGAGCCTCGACGACTACGCCGGCCGCCCCTGTTTCCTCGGCATGGATCTCGCGAGCAAGATCGATTTGACCGCGCTTGAATTACTTTTTCCCGAAGCCGACGGCAGTTTCGCGCGCTTCGGGTTGTACTACCTGCCCGAGGAAACCGTCGAGCAAGCCGAAAACCAGCACTATCGGGCATGGCATACCGACGGCTGGCTCACCGTCACGCCAGGGAATCAAACCGACTATTTTCAATTGCTCGACGACATCAAAGACCTATCAACACGGTTTGAAATTACCGAAATCGCGTTCGACCCGCATAACGCCTCGATGCTCGTCACCGCGTTGCAAAACGAAGGGCTACCGCTTATTTCGTTCGGCCCGACCGTGCTCAATTTTTCGGAGCCGATGAAACAGGTCGAGGCGCTGATTCGCGACCGCAAGCTGCACCACAACGGCGACCCGGTTATGCAATGGGCGATGTCGAACGTCGTCGCCAAGCTTGACCGCAAAGACAACATTTACCCGAACAAAGAACGAGCCGAAAACAAAATCGACCCGTTCGTCGCGTTATGCGCGGCGATGGGTCGCGCCATGGTGGGCGGACCTACACAACCGAAATTCCAAATGTTCGTTTTGTCCTAACCGCCGCAAGGCGGTTTTTTTGTGAGGGCTACACCATGACCACGACCCGCGCTTATGCCGTGCTCGAAGTGAAAAGCGTCGATGAGGAAACCCGGACGCTTAAAGGCATGGCCTCGACGCCCGCAACCGACCGCATGGACGACATTGTCGAACCGCTCGGCGCAAAGTTTCGCGTACCGATGCCGCTGCTATGGCAGCACGACACGCAGCAACCCGTCGGCAGCGTGACCTATGCGGAAAAGACCGCCGACGGTATCCCGTTCGAGGCGGAAATCGCGCAAGTCGACGGCCCGCCGCAACTTAAGGCACGGCTCGACGAGGCATGGGCAAGCCTAAAGGCCGGGCTCGTGCGCGGCGTATCGATTGGCTTTCGCTCGCTCAGCGCCGAGCCGATCAAAGGCACCGACGGCATTCGTTTCAAGTCGTGGGAATGGCTCGAACTTTCGCTCGTGACGATCCCGGCGAATGCCGAAGCCACCGTGACGAGCATCAAGCAAGCCGACACCGAACAACGCGCCACGCAACGTGGGCGCGCGTCTTTACCAGTCACCCATGCGGGCGCCACCGCGACCAAACCCGAGGGCAAGCGAATGAACCTGAAAGAACAAATCGCGCAATTCGAGGCGACCCGCGCCGCGAAAGACGCCGCACGCGCGGCGCTCATGCAGAAAGCCGCCGACGAAGGGCGCACGCTCGACGAAGCCGAAGGCGAGGAGCACGACGCGCTTTCGACCGAAATCGAAAGTATCGACAAGCATCTCGCGCGCCTACGCGCCCAGGACAAGCAGAACCGCGCCGCCGCTCAGCCGATCAACGGCCCGGCGAAAGACGAAAGCGGCAGCGGCAGCGGCCTCGAAATTCGCGAGGGCGCCGTGATCACCCTGAAACGCAAGCTACCGCCCGGCCGCTTGTTTACCCGCGTATGCATGGCGATGATGGCCGGCAAGGGCAACCAAGCCGACGCCGTCGCCTACGCGAAGCAATGGACCGACACGCCGGAAGTCGCGGGCGTCGTGGCGTTACCCGCATCGCTGTATCAGAAAGCGGCCGTTGCCCCTGGCACGACAACCGACCCGACATGGGCGGGTCCGCTCGTCAATTATCAAATCATGGCGAGCGAATTCATCGAACTGCTACGGCCCGCGACCGTCGTCGGTCGCATTCCCGGCCTTCGCAATGTGCCGTTTAACGTGAAAATCCCGGCGCAGACGCTCGGCAGCACGGTCGGATGGGTCGGCGAGGGCAAGCCGAAGCCCGTAAGCAAAATGGCGTTTTCGCTTTTGCAGATGGGCGAAACGAAGGTCGCCGGCATCGTGGTCATTACCGACGAGCTGGCGCGGTTCAGTGCGCCAAGCGCCGAGGCATTGGTTCAGTCTGACCTCATCGCCGCGATTGCTCAGTTCATCGATATGCAGTTTCTCGACCCGACCGTCGCGCCCCTGGCTGGCGTGCATCCGGGTTCGATCACGAACGGTATCGCCGGCATCCCGGCAAGCGGTACGAGCGACCTCGCCTTGCGTCGTGACGTGTTGACGCTTTTTCAGGCATTCGCCTCGGCGAACCTCGGCGTCGCTGGCGCCGTATGGATCATGCCCGAAACCGCGTTGATCGCGCTCGCGATGATGGTCAACGTCGCGGGTCAGCCGATGTACCCGAGCCTTAACGGCGCGAACCCGGTTCTATTCGGTCTGCCCGTTATCGCTTCTCAGGTTGTACCCGGCACGACAAGCCCCGTCGGCGACATGATCGTGCTATGTCGCGCGTCCGATATCCTCATCGCGGACGATGGCGGCGTAACGATTGACGTATCGCGCGAGGCGTCGTTGCAGATGGACACCGCACCGGACGACCCGACGACGGCGGCAACCGTGCTTGTGTCGCTGTATCAGAACAACCTTGTTGGCATCCGCGCCGAGCGATACATCAACTGGCAGCGTCGGCGCGATCAGGCCGTCGCATGGATCAGCGGCGCCGCCTATGTGCCGGATTACCCGACGGTTAACACGATTGTCGAAACGCCGCCCGCCGACGAAGCACCGGCAGCGCAATCGGCCTCGCGTAAGTCGAGCAGCTAAGTCACGTCGTCACGCCACCCGGCGCCGCAGGGCGCCGGGTTTCTTTCTTTGGAGGTGACCCCGTGGCCAACAAAAAACCCAGTCATCGCACGCCGCCGCCCGTGACGCCCGCACAAACCCCCGTGAAGAATCGCGCGCTAACGGAAAAGGACAAGCGCAAAAAGCGGCGTATTTACAAAACGCGCGTCATGCGGCCCGAGGTCTAGGCCATGGCCTCGCTATTCGGCCTTACCGTGCGCAATCCCTTCACGCGCGCCGCGACCGACAAGCCACCGACGAACCTCGCGCCCGTGAACAGTGGTCGCGCGGGCGGTAGTGGTTGGGGTTGGCCGTTCGTCATTCGCGAACCGAATACGGGCGCATGGCAGCGCAATCAGGAAATCATCCCCGAAACGTTGTTATCGAACCCGACGGTTTTCGCATGCGTGACATTGATCGCGGGCGACATCGCCAAGCTACGTCCGAAATTGACGTCGCGTGATGACGACATATGGGAGGAAATCGTAAACCCGGCTTATAGCCCGGTGTTACGCCAGCCGAACCCGTACCAGAATCACATGCAGTTTAAAGAAACGTGGATGCTATCGAAGCTTTCACGCGGCAATACTTACGGCCTTTTGCAGCGCGATGCGCGCGGTGTCGTCAACGGGATTTACATTCTCGACCCGTGCGCCGTGACGCCGCTCATTGCGCCGAATGGCGAAATCTTTTACCAGTTGCGCGCGAGCCGTTGGCTCAACCTAACGGGCGTGCCGACGTTCGACCCGGACATTTACCCGCCCATGTTCCAAGGGCTCGAAACGTCGGTCGACGGCGCATGGGTCGTGCCGGCGTCGGAAATGATGCACGACCGTTTCAACTGTCTTTATCACCCGCTCATCGGCTTGTCGCCGTTGTACGCGGCAGGCTTGCCCGCGCTCGGCGGGTTGACCATGGGCGGGAATGCAAACCGCTTTTTCGCGAACGCCGCCCGACCGTCGGGCATATTGACCGCGCCCGGCGCCATCGGCGACGACACCGCAACCCGGCTTAAAGACTATTGGACGGCGAACTTTACCGGCGACAAATCAGGATCGGTTGCCGTGCTCGGCGACGGCCTGAAGTTCGAGCCGATGACGATGACCGCCGTCGACTCGCAATTGATCGAACAGCTCAAATGGACGGCCGAAACGATTTGTTCGGTCTTTCATGTGCCGACGTTCAAGGTCGGCGCCGGCCCGATGCCGACCTACCAAAACGGCGAAATCCTCAATCAAATCTATTACACGGATTGTTTGCAAACGCTTATCGAGGCTTGGGAGCAAGTCGTCGACGACGGGCTCGGGCTCGATTTGAACACGGCCGTCGAGCTTGACCTCACGTCGTTGCTACGTATGGACACGGCGACCCGGTACAAGTCGCATTCGGACGCTATCGCGGGCGGTTGGATGGCGCCGAACGAGGCGCGCCAGCTCGAAAACATGGAGCCCGTCGACGGCGGCGATACGCCGTATATGCAGCAACAAAATTGGTCCCTGGCATCGCTTGCCGAACGTCCACCCCCGGGCAGCACGCCGCCGCCCGCGACCCCCGCGCCAGGAACGCCGCCCGCAACGCCACCCGCGCCCGCTGGCGCCGACGGCGAGCCACCCCCGGACGACCCCAGCGCCCGGCAGCTCGTGGCGCTCGTGACGCGCTTGCAGCTCGTCGAGGAGGCGGCCACCGCGCAAAACGTGCGCGCCATCGTTCGGGAAGCCGTCGGCGAATGGCTTCACGCCATGCGCGCCGAGCTGAAGGGCGAACGCGGCCCCCAGGGCGTACAGGGCGCGCAAGGCGAGCCGGGCGAGCCCGGCGCCGAGGGGTTGCCAGGGCGGGACGGTCGCGACGGCCAGCCGGGCGCGGCAGGCGCCCCCGGGCAACGCGGCACGCGTGGGCGCCAGGGCGACCCCGGCGAGCGCGGCGTTCGAGGCGAGCAAGGCCCGCCCGGGATTACCGCGAAAGACTTGCGCGCCGAACTCGGCGACGACGGCCGAACCGTCGAATTCGGGTTTACGAATGCCGAGGGCGAGACATCGTTTTGTCGGCTGGCGTTCCCCGTCCCGCTTTACATGGGCGTATGGCAGTCGGGCGATTACATGCGCGGCGATATGGTCACGCGTGACGGCGGCGTGTGGCACGCGAACGCCGACACGCGCGGCACACCCGGGCATGCCGAAAGCGGCTGGCAGCTCGCCGTCAAACGCGGCGCCATGGGCGCGACGGGCGCGGTCGGTCGTGACGGTAAGGACGGCAAGCCCGGGCGCGACGGGCGCCTATTGATCGAAGGCGGGAACGAGACATGAACGACCTCGTCACGATGGAAGCGGCGCGCGACCACTTGCGCAACTATTACGACGCCGAGGAAAACGACATCGCCGCCAAGATCACGCAAGCGTCGGCGGTCGTGCTCGATTACATCAAGTTTCCGACCGGGTCCGATGCATGGGATTCGACGAGCGCGCCGCCCGTGATTCAAGCCGCCGTGTTACTCACGCTCGGATGGCTGTACGAGGATCGCAGCGGCGGACTTAACCCCGACGCGACGCGCCCGCCGATGGAACAAACCGCGCTCGGCTACTTGCCGCCGAGCGTGACGGATATTTTGCACCGCTACCGCGACCCGGCGCTCGCGTGATGACGATCCTATCGGCCCGTTTGCGTCATCGCTTGACGCTGCAAAGCAAGACGTTAACCAAATCGCCGATAACCGGCGCTGTGATTACGTCATGGCAGACGGTCGACGAAATCCCCGCCGAGGTCGCGCCGCTCAGTGCGCGCGAATACCTCGTCGGGCAGCAAGTCGATTCAAAGATAACGACGCGCATCACGATTCGATATCGACCCGACGTCACGAGCGACATGCGCCTCGTCGACGTGCAAGGAAATCACACGTACCAAATTGAAGGCGTGCTCGGCGACGTGAAAAGCGGGATTGAATATCTGACCTTGCCGTGTAGCGAGGGCGTGAACGATGGCCGATAGTCAACCGCTTTCCGTCGAAATCCAGCTCGTCGGGCTCGACGACGTCATCGCGCGCCTATACGCCTTGCCGACCGCGCTCGCACGCGGCCCGATTCGTAAAGCGCTATTCGCCCCCGCGAAGAAAATGCGCGACGACGTGCAAAACGCGGCGCCCGTCTGGAAAGGCAATCGGTTTGGCCCGAATGACGTAAGCGTGCCGGGCTTGTTGAAAAAAAGCATCGGCGTCTTTCGTGATCGTCGCCCCGAAAACCCGATGTCGGAGGTCTACTACATCGGGACGCGTCGCCTTACACGCACGTATGCGAACACGACAAGCAACCGGCGAAAAAAGCGCGTCGGCAAAAAATACCGCATCGAGGGCGCCGGCTATTACGTGAAGTTCGTCGAATTCGGCACGAATACAACCGGGCTCGGGCGCCCAGGTCAAAAGGCTCAGCGGTTCTTTACGCATGTTTACGAAAGCGAAAAGGAATCGGCCGTGACGCTATTCACCGACACATTAGCGCCCGAACTCGACGCGACCGTGCGTAAGCTGGCGCAAACGCCGGGCGGTTACGTATGACGCCGATCCTTGATGTCGTCGCCAGTTGGCCGCCCTTGGTCGCCATGGTCACGCTACCGGGCGGCGAGCTTGCGGTTTATCCCAGCGTGGCGCCGCATGACACGCCGCGCCCGTATATCGTTTATGGACAGACGGACAAAACGCCGCTTATGCCGCTGGCGCATCTCGGCGGCGCCGATTATGACCGGTACGCGTTCGATTGTTGGGCGACCGAGCGCGACGACGCCGTCGCACTGGCCGGCGCCATGCGTGACGCGTTCGACCACTACCGCAACGGCGAGCCGTGGGGTTACCTCGCCTCAGGCTTTACCGAAATGTTCGACATCGAAACACGCGCCTATCTCGTGTCATTCGATTGGGGCGTGTACACGCAACGCGGCGGGCCACCGCTTTAACGGCCAGCGATCACAACCTAACCGCCGCAAGGCGGTTTTTTTTCGACCTCGCCGAGCGCCTTCGGCACGTAAGCGGGAGCCCGCGAACATGGCAAAGATTCCGACTCAAGGCACACAAATCTATTTCGGCGACGGTACGACGAGCGTCGAGGAAATCGGTTGCGCGCTCAGCATCAGCACCGGAGCAAGCGCCGCCGACCTCATCGATATCACCTGTCTAGCCGATCAAGTACGCACCCAAATGCCCGGGCTTAAAACCCTGGCGCAATGCACCGTGTCGGGCGCAGTCGAAAGCGACGACCCGGTTTATCCGATTTTGAACGGGCTGGGCTTATCGCGTGCGATTGTTCCATGGTGCATCGCGCTAAGCGACGGCGTCGCCGAACCGACGCTAACGGCGGGCGAATTCACGCCGCCGACTGACCGCAGCTCGTACACATTTACCGGCTACGTCGCGAGCGTATCGCCCGAAATCGCCGGCAACAATATCGTTCGATATAACCTTGTGATTCAGCCAGCGACCGACCTCATTTTTACGCCGAAGCCGGCGAGCCTCGCCGACGCAGCGGCGCCGCAAAGGGTCGTCCTATAGCAGTGGCCTACACGATGGGGGTTCGTTTGTGTCGCGACCCGTCACGCGTTCATCGTCTTGCCACCGTGGGGCGAGCGTGGCGCGGTCGCGGCGCCTTTTAAATCATGGTGGACACAATGACCGAACAAACTGATTTTGAAGCGCCGACCGCCTACCCGACCGATATCACGATTAAGGGCGTAAAGCGCACCTATCTCGTGACGGAAGTTTCCGACGCCGATTACATACCGACCTTTCGCACCCAGGACGCAAACGGCAACCGCGACGCGAAATTGATGCAGGCGTTTAACGCCCGCGTCATCGCGAAATGCGTGCGTCGTGAGGATGGCACGCCGATCACGCTCGACGAGGCGAAAGCCATGCGGGCGCCGTTGGTGGCGGCGCTCGTGCGTGCCGTGCTCGATGTCCACCAGATGACCGACGACACCGACAAGGCTATCGAGAACGCCGAGGGAAACTAAAGGGCGACGCGTTCGCGTGGTTTTGGCATGTGCTGGCGTTACGCCTACACGCGCCCGTGAACGAATTGCGTCGCCGCATGACCCATAGGGAGTTTTTATCGTGGATCGCGTTTGCGCGCCTTTATCCCGTCGTCGAAGCACAACCGCCCGATTTCGAGGCGAATCAACCCATCACACCCGACCTTGTCGCCCGCATCAAAGCGGCGCGCGAACGAAAGGGCTAAGCCATGGCAAGTAACAGTGTCGGTTCGGTTTCTATCGACCTCATTGCCAAATACGCGACCTTACAGTCGGACATGGGCAAGGCCGTCTCGATTGTAGAAAGTTCGTTTAAGAAAATGATAGACCTCGCAACGACGGCAGGCGCGGCGATAGGCGTCGCGTTCAGTGCCGGCGCTGTGATTTCGTGGGGAACCAAGCTTATCGACGCCGCCGACCAGATGGGCAAGCTTTCCCAAAAAACCGGCGTCGGCGTCGAAACGCTCAGCGCCTACGCGCAAGCCGCTGATAAAGCGGGCGTCGATACCGACACGTTTGCCTCATCGCTTACCAAGCTCAACAAGAACGCCGACGAAGCCGAAGCGGGCAACAAGGGCGCGGCGGCAGCATTCCAGCGTATCGGCATCAGCGTCGACCAATTGCGCAAGCTTTCGCCCGATCAGTTGCTGGTGCAAATCGCCGACAAGATGTCGCAATACGCGGACGGCGCCGCCAAGACCGCCGAGGCACAAGCGCTATTCGGTAAAGCGGGCGCGGCAATGATTCCGCTTTTGAATCAGGGCGGCGAGGCATTGCAGGAAGCGCAGAAAAACGCCGCCGACCTCGGCGCGACGATGTCGGGCGACCTCGTCAAACAAGCGAGCGACTTTAACGACCACTTGGCAAACATGAAACTCGCCGCCGAGGGCGTGGGAAATTCCATCTTGTCGTCATTGCTTCCCGCGCTCAACGACATGGGTCGTTCGGTCGAAACCGCGTTGAAATCGGACGATTTTAAACAATGGAAAGACGACGTTACCGCGTATATCGACGAATGGGTTTACAACACCGAACACGACATTCGTAACCTTAGCGCCGCATGGTCGGAGTTTATGACGTTCCTCGACAAGATCGGCGAGGACATCGTTTATACATGGCAGGAAGACGTCGACAAGTTTATGCACATGTGGGACGTCGGCGTGAACTATGTAAAAGGCTTATGGCAAAGCATGGTTGAGGGCTTGGCGAAACAGGCCGGTGCGTTGCCATGGGGAACCGGCGATGCCTTGCAACAAGGGCTTACTGATTACGCCGGTTCGATCAAGGTCGCAACAAACCTCAGCGACGCGTACAACGCGCAACGCGAGAAAGCCGCCGCCGATCATCAAAAGAAACTCGACCAAATTGCAAAGGACGGCGCCGCCGCACGCGAGGCGATTTTATACCCGCCCGCGCCGCCGATGGATGACCTAGCGCGACCCGGTAAAAAGCAACTGCCGCCGCCCGTCGATCAAGGCGCTATCGATAAAGCGCAAGCGGCGCTCGATGCGCTGCAAAAATCACTCGACGGCTTTTATGCAAAAAACCTCGAAAGCGGCGACGCCATACAAGACCAGCAAGCGGCCAGCATTCGCCAGCTCGACGCGCTCGGCGCCGCTGCCATCACGGCGGGCGTATCGGTCGACAAGGTTCAAACGATGATGAAATCCGGGCTTGAACAAATCGCGCTCACCGCTCAGAAAGCGACCGACGCGCAAAACCGGCAGTTTGATGACTACGTCAAACAGCAACAAGACAAGCTCGACAACGACAAGGCCGCGCTCGACTTGCAGGTGCAGGCGGTCGGCATGTCGGATAAGGAAATCAAGCAAGCACAAGACATGTTGCAAATTACCAAGGACACGACCGCCGCCATCGATGCGCAGCAAAAATTGCGCGACAAGGGAACGATCAGCGAGGACGAGTATCAACGCCGCATCGATGCGTTGAGGAAACTCGAAACCGAGCGCGTACAGGCTACGACCGACGCGAACGACAAGATTACCGCCGCGCAAACCGATTGGCTTAACGGCGCGTCGCGCGCATACAAAAACTTTATGGATCAAGCGAAAGACGTCGCCAGCCAAACGGCGACCGTGATGCAAGACGCGTTTAGTAGTTTTACCGACGCATTCGCGAACATGCTCACGACCGGCACGGGCCACTTTAAAGACTTCGCGACGTCGGTACTTACCGACCTTGCCAAGATGGAAACGCGCATCGCCATGTCGAAAATCTTGTCGGCATTCTTTGGTGGCGGCAGCACAACGGGCGATGCGTCGGGCAGTGGCATGGGCGGCATGCTTAGCAGTCTGTTCCAGGGTTGGGGCGGCGTCGCCGATGGCGGCGTGTTCCCGAGTCGCGGCGGCATTTCCTCGCTATCGGGCGGCGTCTACAACTCGCCGCAATTTTTCAAATTCGCCTCAGGCGGCGCCGTACTCGGCGAGGCTGGCTATGAGGGCGTGATGCCGCTAACCCGTAACTCGCAAGGCAAACTCGGCGTCATGGCCTCGGGCAGCGGCAGCAATACGAACAACGTTAACGTGTCCGTCAACGTCGATAACAGCGGCAACAGCTCGACGAGCGCGGCTGGCAGCGACGACCAAATGCGCACGCTCGGCAATATGATCGCGACGAAAACGCGCGAGGTCATCACGAGCGAGCAACGCCCCGGCGGCATTCTATGGCGGCAGTCTCATGCCTGATACCTTCGCGTATTGCGCCGTTCCCGACCCGACCGGCACGACAAACTTTCGCGTGCGTACCGCGCAATTCGGCGACGGCTACCTGCAAACCGTCGCCGACGGTATTCATAACATCGTGCATAACTGGCCGCTCGTGTTCCGTGGCTCGTCGGTCAAGATGGCGCCGATTTGCGCATTCTTGGATGCGCACGCGGGCGCGGTGTCGTTCTATTGGACGCCACCCGGCCCGGGCGCCGTGCAAGGGTTGTATAACTGCCAAACCTACACCGTTCAAGCGAACGGCGCGGACGTCTACACCGTGGGCGCGACCTTTCAGGAGGTCTTTGCGCCGTGACCATTTTCGCCGATATTCAACACCTCGAACCGGGCGCGCTCGTCGAGCTTTTCGATCTCGATGCGACGTTGCTCGGCGCCGACATGTTGCGATTCCATGGTTATACGCAAGTCGGCCCGATTTACTGGCAGGGCAACACCTACACGCCCTGGCCGATACAGGCCGAAGGGTTCGAGCTTAACCCGACGAAACCGCCATCGCCGACGCTCAACGTTGCGAACATCGACGGCAGTATCGGCGCGCTTTGCCGCATGTTCTCGGATTTTTGCGGCGCCATCGTGACGCGACATCGCACGCTCGGCAAATACCTCGACGCGGCCAACTTTCCAGCCGGCAACCCGACCGCCGACCCGACCCAGGAAATCCCGCCCGATAAATGGATCATTGAACGACGGTCGAGCGAAACGTCGAGCGCTATCGAATTCGAGCTATCGAGCGCGCTCGACTTCGGACAGCAACAATTGCCCGGCAGGCAAATCATCGCGAACGCGTGCGGCTGGCTGGCGCGTGGCGGGTATCGCGGCCCGTATTGTGGCTATAACGGCCCGCCCGTGGCGGACCTCAACGACAACCCCACCAGCGACCCGGCCCAGGATCAATGCGCCGGGCGCCTGACCTCGTGTCAATTGCGCTTCGGCACAAACAACCCGCTTCCCTATGGCAGTTTTCCCGCCGCTGGATTACTCCGCACATGAACCCCCTCGACGACGCCAAATCGCACGCGCTCGACGCCTACCCGCTGGAATCGTGCGGCCTCATCGTGCATCAGCCACATGGCCCCGTATATATGCGATGCCGCAATCTTTCGGCGCGTCCGTCCGAACATTTCCATATGGACCCGAGCGACTACGCCGACGCCGAGGAATTGGGCGATATTTTGACGGTCGTGCATTCGCACCCGGACGCCGCCGCCACGCCCAGCGACGGCGACCGCGTCGCATGCGAAAGCGAGGGGCACGAATGGCTCATCATCGGCCTTGTACGCGATGCCGGCGACGAGGCGCCGCGTATTACCGGGACGTCGACGCTCGAACCCTCAGGCTATCAGGCGCCGTATATAGGTCGCGATTTCGAGCACGGCTTGCTCGATTGTTGGACCCTGGTACGTGACTACTATCAGCGCGAGCGCGGCGTCACGTTGCCGAATCCGATGCGCCCCGATTTATGGTGGAACGACAACACGTCGAACCTTTATTCAGACGAGGCGCTTACCGACGCCGGGTTCGAGCGTATCGACGAAAGCGTGCTCGCCGAGGGTGACCTCATTTTGATGCAGATTCGCGCGCGTAACCTCGTGCCGAATCATGCGGGTATTTACCTCGGCGGCGGCCAATTCATGCACCACTTGTATAACCGCCTTTCGACGCGGGACGTTTACGGCGGTTACTGGCGCGAGAACACGCGCGGCTTTTGGCGCCTGAAAGGGTCGCGGCCATGACACGCCGTAAGGTTCGCCTATATGGCCGGCTGGGCGCGTTGTTCGGTCGCGTGTTCGAGTTTGCGCTTGAAACGAACACCGTCGCCGAAGCCGTCGCCGCCTTGTCGTGCCAGCTTCCCGGGTTCAAGACGTACTTACTCGGCAGTGAGGGTCGCGGCATCGGGTTCGCCGTGTTCGCTGGAAAGCGAAACCTATCGCTCGACGAGTGCGGCGAATCCGTCGGCGATAACGATATTCGTATCGCACCCGTCGTGATCGGCAGCAAGAACGGCGGCCTATTTCAAATCGTGCTCGGCGCCGCGTTGATCATTGTCGGCGGGTTCGTCTCGGGCATGTCGTTCGGCATGGCGGCGCCCATCGGCGCGGCCCTTATCGGGATGGGTTGGGGCATGGTATTCGGCGGCGTTGTCCAGTTGCTTTCGCCCAAACCTAAAGCCGTCACGAACGCCGACTCGCCGGACAATCAACCGAGCTATGTATTCAACGGCGCCGTGAATACGCAGGCGCAAGGCAACCCCGTGCCGCTGGGCTATGGTCGCATGATTGTCGGCAGCGCCGTGATTAGCGCCGGGATCAATGCCGAGGATTACGCGCAGTGGGCGAGCGGCGTGCGTGCGGGCACGGACATCGGGCAGCGCCGGGCAAACTTTTATGACCCTGAAACCTAACCTTTGGTTGTGGCCTGAAGGCCCCGAGGGCGCGAAAGGCGGCAGCGACAAACAACGCACGCCCGTCGAGTCGCCCGATTCGCTGCGCTCGATTTCGACGTTTCGGATTCTCGACCTCATCAGCGAGGGCGAAATCGGCGGGCTTGTGAATGGCCTGCAATCGATCTATCTCGATCAAACGCCGTTGCAGAACGCCGACGGCACGATGAATTTTCAGGGCGTACAGGTCGACTCGCGAACCGGGACTCAGGATCAAACCTATTTGCCCGGGTTCCCGGCCGTCGAATCCGAAAACGCCGTTAGCATCGAGCTACGTTCCGACACGCCATGGGTTCAGCAACTCAACAACACGCAGCTTTCAGCCGTGCGTGTCACGATTGGCACGCCGTCATTGCAGCAAACGAACACGACGAACGGCGACGTTACCGGCTATTCAATTCAATATCGTATAGACATCCAAACCGATGGCGGCCCGTATCAAACGGCCTACTACGGCCAGATGACCGGCAAGACAACGACGAAATATCAGCAAAGCGTGCGCATCGATTTGCCCCCGGCCGCGTCGTTTTGGCTCGTGCGCGTGGTGCGCCTGACCGCGAACGCGAACTCGGCGACGATTGCCGACACGACGACGATAGACGGCTACACCGAAATCATCGATGCAAAGCTACGCTATCCGAACTCGGCGCTCGTCGGCATCAGCGGCGACGCCTCGCAGTTCACGAACATACCCGCCCGCGCTTACGACGTGTTCTTGCGCATCGTACAAGTGCCGTCGAACTACAACCCGCAAACGCGCGAGTATGACGGCATATGGGACGGCACCTTTCAACCGGCGTGGACGAATAACCCCGCGTGGTGTTTGTACGATTTGATTTTGAATCCGCGCTATGGCCTCGGCACGTTGATCAATGGCTCCCAGGTCAACAAATGGGAGCTTTACCGGATCGGCCAGTATTGCGATCAAAGCGTGACCGATGGCAAGGGCGGCATGGAGCCGCGCTTTACGCTCAATTGCTACCTGCAAAGCGCCGAGGATGCATACAAGCTTTTATCGGACATGGCGAGCGCGTTCAACGGCATCAGCTATTGGGGCGCGGGTACGATCATCACCTCGTCGGACATGCCCGGCGACCCAACGGTTTTATACACGCAAGCGAACGTTATCTCGGGCGTCTTTACCTACTCGTCGACGCCACGAAAAACACGCTATTCGACCGCGCTCGTGTCGTGGAATGACCCGTCAAACTTCTATCAAGTCAAAGCCGAATATTACGAGGATCAACAAGCGCTCGCGCGCTTCGGTATCCAGCCGACGAGCCTAACCGCGTTCGGTTGTACCAGCCAGGGACAGGCGCAACGGCAAGGGCATTGGGCAATCATTAGCTCCCAGGTCGAGCCCGAAACGGTAACCTTTAGCGTCGGCCTCGATGGCACGCTCGCCGCGCCCGGCCAGATTATCCGCGTGGCCGACGATGCACGCGCGGGCGCACGCATGGGCGGACGCATCAAGGCAAGCCCTGCACCCGGGCGCCAGTCGATCACCGTCGACAAAATGCCGCCGAACGTCGCCGTCGGCGATAGCCTGACCGTGACGCTACCGACCGGCGCCACACAGACGAACACAATTACAAATATCGTCGGCTCGACGTTGTATGTAACGACGCCGTTCGATGATGCGCCCGAGCCCGATGCCGCGTGGATGGTCGAGCAAACGACGCTCGTCGCGCAAACGTTCCGTGTATTGAGTGTGGTCGAGAACACCGACACAACGACGCTCAGCTTTACGATAACCGCGCTGCAACACAACGAATCGAAATTCTCGGCGATTGATAACGGGACGGTTATTCAAATTCCGCCGATTAGCGGAATCATCCCGAACAGCCAGCCGCCGCCGACCGACGTCGCGATGTCGGCAAGCGCGCTCATCGCCCAGGGCATCGCGAACGCCGTTCTATGGATCACATGGACGCCCGCCGCTGGCGCGCTTCAATATTCCGTCGAATGGCGCCGCAATAACGGCAACTGGATCAGCGCCGGCACGGTATCGGGCAACGCCGTCGAAGTGCAGGGCATTTATTCCGGCAACTACGTCGCCCGCGTGCGTGCGATATCGCCGTCGAACATTGTTTCGCTTCCTGCCTATAGCGTGCCGACCGATATCGTCGGCAAAGCCGGCGACCCGCCCGCCGTGACGTTCTTGAGTGCGACGAGCGTCGTGTTCGGTATCGACCTCGCATGGGGTTTCCCGCCCGGCGCCGAGGATACGCAACGCACCGAGCTATGGTATTCGCGCTCGCCCGACTTCTCGACGGCGACGGTACTTAGCGACCTTTCGTATCCGACGAACACTTACAAGATGCAGGGCTTGGCGGCGGGCGTCGGGTTCTACTTTTGGGCGCGGCTCGTCGACACGACCGGCAATATCGGCCCGTTCTATCCCGATAGCAGCGGCCAGGGCGTGTACGGCGAAAGCTCGACCGACGCGAACGCGATTCTCGATTATCTCACCGGCCAAATCACCGAAACCCAGCTATCGCAAGACCTCGTGTCCGAAATCGACAAAATCCCTGTGATGGAATCGGACATCGCCGACATTGCCGACCAGCTCGGCGCGGTCGAGGGCGAAATCGATACGATTAACGGGATCATTTCCGAATTCACGCCTACGCAGATGGCCGGCGACGACGGCGCGACCGAGACAGGATTCGCCGGCAACAACGTCGTTTATGCGGGCGTGTGGTCGGAGCAATACGCCAGGGCGAGCGCCGACGATGCGCTCGCGAAACGTATCGATACCGTCGAAGCCTCGACCGACGGTTTACAGGCGATGATACAAACCGAGACTCAGGCGCGCATCAGCGCCGACGAGGTTCTCGCGACGCAAGTAACGACTGTGCAGGCCGTCGCCGACAACGCGCTCGGGACAGCAAATCAAGCCGTCGCCTCGATACAGGTCGAAACGACGGCGCGCATTTCGGGCGACGAGGTTCTCGCGACACAAATCACGACGGTTAACGCCAGCCTCGGCAATACGAACGCCGCCGTACAAACGAACGCGACCGCCATCGCGAATACAAATGGCGTCGTGTCGGCGAGCTATAATATCAAGGTTCAAATTGACCCAGGGACCGGCAAGTATGTCGCGGCGGGCATGGCCGTCGGTATCGACAACAATCAAGGTTACGTGCAATCGCAAATCTTGATGTACGCCGACCGCTTTGCGTTGCTTCAATCGGCGAACGGCGTCATCAGCTCGCCGTTTGTGATTCAAAACGGGCAAACCTTTATCTCGCAAGCGTTCATCGGTACGGCGTGGATCAATACCGCGAACATACAAGATGCCGCCATCACGACGGCGAAAATCGGCAACGCGCAAATCACGAACGCGCAAATCGCGAACGCCTCGATAGCAACCGCGAACATACAAGATGCCGCCATCACGACGGCGAAAATATCGCAGCAAATTCAATCGGACAATTACGACGGCACGAACGGATGGGCGATCAACCGCAACGGCTCGGCCTACTTCGGCGGGAATGTAACCGTCGCCGGCAGCGTCACAGCCGCTTCGCTTTACGGCGTCTTTCAGGCAAGCGTAACCGCCGATATTGCGTCAGGCGGACAATTCACGTTACCCGCGCCGATACGTGCCGGCGAAACACACTTACCGATAATTTTCGTAACAATACCGATGACAGGTACAGTCAACGCGCAAGCGTTTATCGAATACTACGACGGCGCCAACTGGCAAACGATGGTAAGCCTCAACCTCATAGCCGCGTCGCCGGCTTATATGGCGTTCGACGCTCGCCGCTCGGGCGCGATGACGTACCGCGTTAGAACGTCCGTTGTGTCGGGCAGTCTCGGAACGATGCATGTTTATGCCTTCGGGCAACGCTAAACGAATAGACGTCTAAACCACAAACCCGCCTCGGCGGGTTTTTTTATGGATGCGCCGCCATGGCTCAGCAACACATTAACTTAGGCACGCCGCCCCAGGGCGTCGACGGCGATACGAATCGCGGCGCGTGGGTTAAAGCCGAGGCGAATTTCACCGACCTTTATAGTTTCTTTGGCGGCGACTCGCCCGAGGATATCCTCGCCGAAATCGAGCAAAACACCGCCGACATCGCGACGATGCAACCGGAGGTGGCCGCCAATACAAGCGGCGTTGCGGCGAATGCTGGCAACATCACCACGAATACCGGCGATATTACGGCACTAAAAACCAAGACCGATAACACGAACACCGCCGTCGCCGCGAATACGGCCGCGCTGGCGCTTGTGAATCCCGTCGGCGGGTTCAAAAACAAAATCATTAACGGCAATTTTGATTTTTGGCAGCGCGGCGTGTCGAATGCCGCCGCCTCAGCGCTGCGCTATTTAGCTGACCGATGGCCGGCCGCCGCGACCGGCTCAACGATTGCGCAAAGCCAACTAACCGCTACCCCGGGGCAGACAGTCATTCCAAATAATCCCGTCTATTACACGCGTTGCGTTGTGGCTTCCGTTGCTGGCGCTGCTAACTATGCGCAGTTATGGCAAACGATTGAAGACGCCCGTTTGCTTTCGAGTAAAACCGTTACCGTTTCATTCTGGGCGCGGGCCGATGCCGCGAAGCCGATATCGGTCGCTATTACTCAGGCATTCGGCTCGGGCGGCACCGTCACGCCCGAACTAGTAACACCCGGCGTGCTCGTCAATCTAACGACCGTGTGGCAAAAATTCACCGTGACGTTTACGTTGCAAAGCGTCGCGGGCGCAACCTTTGGCACGAACAACAATAGCGGGACGATCCTACATTTCTGGATGGATGCAGGAAGTAACTTTAACGGCCCCACGGGCGGCATGATTCAACAATCGGGAACATTCGATATTGCGCAAATACAGCTCGAAGAAGGAACGCATGCCACGCAATTCGAGGCGCGACCTTATGCGGTCGAGCTGGCGCTATGTCAGCGCTATTACGAGAAAAGCTATAACCAAAACGCGCCACCCGGTTCGATTACGAACAATGGCGCGTGCGCTATTGCGATGCAATCGTTTGCGCTCGCAAGCTATCTCGGCCAAATGACCGTGTTTTTTAAAGTAACGAAGCGAGCGCCGCCAACAACCACAATGTACAACCCAGCGACGGGCGTCGCTGGCCAGATCAATTGGGGCGCGCTGACTATTACCGGACCCGCCACGATGGGAAATATTGGTGATTCGGCGTTCAGTTGGTGGGCAAACTCACCGCAGCAAGTTCAGGCAATCAATATTCAAGGGCATTGGACGGCGGACGCGGAGCTATAGCCATGTATCAATTAACCGAAGATCCGAACGTCGTGATCTATCTCGACACGGGCGCAACGATCCCTAACGGAAATTGGCAGTGGGATGAATACGAAAAATGGCTCGAAGCCGGCAACACGCCCGAGCCCGTCTTGCCGCCATCGGTTGAAGTCACGGCGCGCGAATACGAAAGCGGTGTGCAAGCGTGGATGGATACGACCGTACAGGGCAACGGCTACGCCGATTTATTAACCTGCATTAGTTTCATCAGTTCGGGCGATGAAACGGCGGCAGCCGATGCACGCGCGGCGAGTGATTGGCGCGATGCCGTTTGGCCGGCTTTTTGGGCGATGGTTCAAGACTGGATCGACACCGGCAATCCCGTCGACCTTTGGCCGCCGCTGCAATACGTCACCCAGAATATGCCGCAAGCCGCTGATTACGGATGGATACCGCGCGCCCCGTCTAGCGGGTTCGCCTCACTGAAGTTTGGCAAGGTGCAACCGAAAAAGGTTTAGACGTCCACCCACGCGAGGGCGATGCCATGACTAAGGACACGAGCGGATTTACCTATACGCAGCACCCGAACGGCGACATCGTTCGCAATGACGGCGTGATCGTTTCGCAACACGCAACCGATTCCGATAACGCGCTTTATCGCGCATGGCTGGCAGCGGGCAACAAGCCCGCCGAAGCGCCCCAGCATCCACCGCGCAACCGGTTCACGAAAAAGAACGCGCGCCGCTAAGCAAGCCACACAAACCGATCACCACTGGCCGCCCTTGGGCGGCCTTTTTCGTTTTGGAGGTTCGCGCCATGATCACGCTACCGACCACACAAAAGACCTTGCAGCGCGCCGTCATTCGGCCCGCGTTGCGCCTGTTACCCGAGCCGATGCAGCCGTCTGATTGCATCCCGCTTATGGGCGCCATCGCTCAGCAAGAAACCGACTTGACGACGCGCGTACAGTCGGGAGGCGGTCCCGCCCATGGCCTATGGCAGTTCGAGGAGGGCGGCGGCGTCAAAGGCGTGCTTACGCATCACAGCACCGCCGACACGGCGGCAGGCATATGCGCGCATTTCAAAATCCCGGCGACGTCGCACGACGTATGGCTCGCCCTGGCCGAGAACGACGAACTCGCCGCGTGCTTTGCGCGCATGCTGCTATGGACCGACGCCAAGCCGTTGCCGACCGTGGGCGACGTCGAGGGTTCGTGGAATTATTACGAGAACCTATGGCGCCCAGGTAAGCCGCGCCCGGCGCCATGGCCGAGCAACTATGCCGCGTCGCTCGAAGCGTTCGAGGCAAGACGATGAACCTCGTCGACAAAATGCGCGAACACGAAACGCGGAGCTTTTGGTCGATGCGCTGGGTTATCGTCGCGAGCTTTTTGCAGGGCGCCGCCGTGATCTTTCTCGCCATGGACGAGGCACACCGGGAACGGATACCCGAATGGTTGCTCGATCTTTGGGGCGTGCTCGAAATCATCGTCGCCGCGCTGGCGGCCATTGCGGCCACCATGCACCCGAAAGGCGGCGTCATGGCGCTGCCCCTCGGCCCGGCTATCGCGCCGACCGTGTTCTCGGGCGCCGTCGACATCAGGGCACAAGGCCACCCAGCCGCGCCAGCGCCCCCAGGGCCGGCGCGCATGCCCGAGGATGCACCAGCACCCGCCCCCATAGCGGCGCGCGCTGTAGGCGACTACACGCCGCACCCGGAAACGCCGACCTCGCCGAACGAGCCCTCGCCACCCGCGCCCGAGCCGGCGCCGAACCCGGACACGACGCCGATACCCGTGCCAGCGCCACCCGCGCCACCGGCCCCGGCGCCGCACGTTTGAGGGCTACTCCAAATCGACGAAATCGTCGTCGTCGAGCGTGGCGTCGACCGTGCCACCCGTGAGGCCGTTCGATTGCAAAAAGCCTTGCACAATCCGCACATTGAGGCGGACGCGAGCGCTTAAATGAAACATGCGCCTGCAATGGGCGCATGTGAGGGTCGAGGGCGAGTTGCTTTCATGCAGCGGCATAAAAAAGCCCGCCGACCCCGCGCAATGGGGGCAAGCGAGCCATAGCCAATTCCCGGGAATTTGTGACATCACGCGCGGCTCAGTTAAGCCGGCTCAGCCATTCCGGCACGTTATAGCCGGCGCCGTCGCATTGCTTATTCCAGATCGCGGCCTTGTTGAACGCGACTTGTGACGAGCCGGCAGGCAAAACCGCGTAGTTTTGCACGATGCCGCCAAACGCATTCGAGCCCGTGAATTCATAGCAGACCGCGCCCGAGTCGAAAATCATCACGCGGCGAAACTTGATCGAATCCGGGTTATTGGCCGACGCCTTGATCGCGTTGCCGCCCGCCGTCACGCGCGCAAAGCGCTCGGCGTCTTTATCCTTTGCGGCCTTTTCCTCGGCCGTCACGACATGCGGCGGCGCTTTCGGTTTGCTCGACTCGTGCCACACGCCGAAGCCGACGAGGATCAAAAGCGAAAACACAAAACCCATTTTTCCCGTTTTCATACCTTCACCGTATTTGTTCGACGGGCGCTAACTTGCCCCGTCTTGATCATAAAAAGCTCAAAAATCGCCGGATGCATGGCGCGTTCGTCGCCTTCCCAGCGCTGCCACGTCCGAATGTCCGCATACACGAGCGCCGCCGCCTCGGCTTGCGTCAAACCAGCGGCGGCACGCGCCGCGCTGATTTCCAAGGGTGACGGCGCATTCACGCCGTTACCTCAATCGTCCACCGCGCCAGGGCATTGCCTTGAATATTCCAGCCGTCCGGGTTTTCCTCGCAATCGCGCCAGTCGAGCGGCACGGAACACTCAAAGTCTGGATGCTGGCGCCCGAGGTAACGCGTCGCAAAGGCGCGCAACGTTTCCTCGCGTACCGCTTCCCGCTCGACCTCGTCGGCCTTGCCGACGTTGTAGCGCTCGCTTTTGGTTCGGCGGACATAGGCGGCGCGGTTGGCAGCTTTAGCCGCGTCACACGTAAAACGGACCAGCTCAAAGCGCCCGCCGTGGCATAGGACGACGTCGCCGATTTGTAGTTGCGTCGTGTCGACGACGCGGGTTAGGACTTTCATGGGCTACCTGCTAGGGCGTGAGGGCGGCGAAACCGCCACCGGAGTGCATAGCTTAATACGGCCAATGGCCGTATGCAACCCAGGGGCAAAACCGCCTATTCGTCGAGCCGAAACGCGCCGCGAATGGCGTCGCGCTCGTTAGCGTCAAAGCTCGCCAGGGCGCGAGGTCGGCAGGCATAGCGCGCCGCCTTCACCATGCGCTTATGCTCGCTCAGCGCCTCGTCCCAGGTCGACGAGCGCGTTTGTACGCCGCCGCGACCGCTACGAAACGCCATCGTTTCAAACAACAACGGCGGACCACGAAAGCCCGAATCGATGCCGAGAAATACCGTCGACACGCACAACCCGCGAATTTTGGTCGTCGCGATGCGTCGATTTGTGCGGGCGACCCACACGGCCCAGCGCATAAAGTCGCCGCACGGCAACGGCAAATGGCCATCTAAAATGTAGTAATGCGGTCGGCTAAACCATGAACCGAACCCGCCGCCGTCATCACCGCCGCCTGTATCATCAAACATAGTTAGCTCGCCTCATGCCGACCGAGTCGAAAAAGTAGTTCGTGGATGATTGCCCGCGTGCGGTGTCGTGCTTCGGATGACTCCACGCCGAGCCCGTTATCGTGTAATAGCTTGTCGATTGCGCCGAGCCGTATGCCACACTCAAAACCAAGGGCGTTGAGTGACATATCACAAGGGTCGGGCAAAATACCGACGGCGCGCGTTTGGTTATTCATCGTGTAAGACCTCAGTGAACGGCCAGGGCATCAGCACATTGTCGGGCGTGCCGCGAAACATGGGCGCGATTTGCGCGGGCGTATAGCCGGCCAAACCACAACCGATAGGCGTCAACTCGAACACGTCGTCGGGATGCTGGCGCGCGTAATCGACAAAGCGCGAGGCAAATTCGGCGATGACCTCAAGCGGCAGCGGTTTAAGCGCCTCATCTTTCGTCGGTATGCCATAACTGTTCCCCATGCGCCCGACACCTTGCCCGGGCACGGCGCCGCGTTGCATGACGGCGAACAACGCGGCGCCTTTGCCATGGCGCCCGGCGAGGTTGGAGCCGAAAACAAAAATCGGGTCGCTCATAACAACGCCTCGATTTTTTCGCATGCGTCATGCGTTCCGGCATCGAATAGCGGCACGCCCGTTCGTGCGCGAATCACCGGCAACACAAGCCTAATTCTGACCGCTAGGTCGTCACGCGCCAGCGCATCGCCTTGCGCAAATACCCCGCCGAGTAATTCCATAACCTCGTCACGAGTGAAAGTAAAATTCGATTTCATCGACGACATTAAGACCTCATGCCGTAGACGAACAATCCAGTCGCTTTCGCTCATAGCAAATCCTCAAAGCCGCATGCGTCAATTAAACGCCGGGCGTCGTCGGCATAGCTTTCCCAAAACGCGATATCTCGCAGCTTTCCGTCATCGTCTTCTAAAAATTCCGTACGGTCCGGGTCGCGATGATCAAGCGCGCAGAAATAGCGCGCTACCCGTTCAACCAGTCCTTCGAGTGTCGGTTTGCTCATGGTCGAACCGTCTTGATGCCGAGCAAGTCGCCGAGGTTGCATGTCGCGATTTGCGTGTGATGCCGACCCTTTGCCGTGAACACGGCACGCGCGGCGGCGTCGAGGTCTTTCACCGCTTGCGCGAGCGCCGCTAAATGTTTCGCATGCTCAGCCATTGGGACCGCCGCGCTTTCCGCATCATCCGAACCCATGCGCCACGATGCCGCGTAAAACTCGGCCATGCGCTTAGCGTGTGCGGCGGCATCGTCGAGGTATTTAATCGCGGCGGCGATGGTTGTCATTGTTTCGTCGCCGCTGATTTGTCTACCGAACGAACAAGCATGTCGATAGGCAAATCCCAGCTCGCGACCGCCGAGGCGAGCGCGTCGAACACGGCCTCGCGTTCATCGCGCGCTTGGTTCGGCATGTTGACGATAACTTTCCAGCCGGTTGTTAGACCCGCCCGAAAGCCCTCGATGAACGCCTCGCGCTCAATGGCCGTTAGTTTCGCTTTCGACTCGCGTGCGCGCATGTTATCGGCCATAGCGGCGGCCATATCATCGAACGAAAGCGAATAATGGATTTTCATACGTAGATGCTCGGCGGCAAGGGAATCGACCCATCACACGGGCGCCACATGTGCAGGCAATGCGCATGCACGTTGATATGTTCGGACGGCGGAACGTGTAGCTCGATGGCGGTTTCGTCGTCATTGAAAAATTGCCGCTTTACGTGTTCCATTTCCGCCCAGGTCGGGCAGCGGTCGCGGCGTGACACGCTTACATGTTCCCAGTGTCCGTCACTGGCCGCGATGATGCGCAGCAAGCCGCCGTCGGTCGGCGAATGCAGCAAGAACGCGCCACATGTGCCATCGCCGGTATACCCGCCGAACCGTTGCTCGATCAACGCGCCACGCATGACGCGATGGCGGTCGAGGTCGTGAAGGTTTCGCATCGCGTTACCTCAATGTTTCGCGTCCGTCGCTGGCGCAACGGTCGCGGTTCGCAATTCGGAGCGCGTCGTCAAATTCCATTCGGTACACGCCTCATCCGTAACGCGCATGACCGTGTCGAACACTTGCGGGCTTTCGGCAACGGCGCCGCGTAGCAGGCCGAGCAAGTGATGAACGCCGTGGCGAAACCCCCACAAAAACGCGGTTCGCTCGTCATCCGATAACGTGCCGTGATTATCGAACTTTAAATGTCGCGCCAGCGCCCGCGCGAGGTTGTCGAAAAACTCGTCGCCGCTTTCGCCCGAAAAATGTGCGCGTTCCGGCTGGCGGTCGTCATTCATGGCTTTCACCCTCGGCCGTCCCGCCGATGCGCGGCGCCTCAGGGATGAACCCGGACCCGTGGCCCTTAGCATTGATCGTGCGCATAAACTCGACCTCGACGCGGGCGCTATCGATGATCGTTTTCGCGACCTCATTGCCCACGCGAAAGCGGTCGAGGTCGATGCTTGCGTTCGGATCGCGCAACGTTTTCAGCATGCTAAACAGCTCGCCGCGCAAATCCTCAATTTTCGTCGTCATACTCGTTTCATCCTTTTGTTTAGCTGGCGCGTGATTTGCCCGCGCAGTTGAATTAGCTTGAATAATTCCGGCCCGTAATTTTGCGAGCTATGACGCGCGAGGTTGTCGGCGTTCGATATCAGCGCGAGGTTATCGGGCGTGATGTTCGAGCGGTCGCCGTCTTTAAACGTGACCATATGCCCAGGCGGGACGGGACCGTGAAGCCCTTCCCAGGTCATCACATGGACAAAGCGCCAGCGTCGCGAATACGGCCCCTCAAGCGTGATCTTGCGCGATAAGTAACCGTCGCGTAGTCGCTCAGCACCGAGCGGCGCCCCGTGCGAAATGCGGTATTCGTCGCGCTTGCCTTTGTTCCATGGCGGGCGCGTACCGAAGCGACCGGCATCGCTGGCGCTTTGGTCGCGGGCGGCGTTGATCGCGTGCAATGCCTCGGGCGTCTTGCGTAGGTCAAGGAATACCGCCCGCGTTCGTACTGAATCGAGCGAGCGGCCCATCGCATCGGCGAGGGTTTGCGTTCGCATGTGCGGATATTCGGCAAACATGCGCGCATCATCCTCAGCCGTCCACCGCGTATGTTTTCCGCTTTTCATCGCCGCGACCCTCGGCCCGCGATGTAGCCGAACACAAAGCCGATCAGCACGAGCAAGCCAAATTTAAGGATATCCGGCCAGTTCATAGCGTCATCGTCCGTTCGGGCGGCGGCATTTTGATCGTGTACAACAATTGCCCGATGGGCACATGTTTCGGATCGAGGTACACGTTAAAACCGTCGCCGTCGGCCTCGACCTTGCCGACGGCTTTCAAGCTATCGAGCAACGCCCGCGCCTTGCGTTCGCGCTTAATCGCGAACGACGTCATAAACAAATTAGCCGACGCCGATATCATCAAAAAGACCGTCGTTACCAGTTGCAATAGAACGCCGCCGTTCATCAGTGCGTCGCCCCGTCCACTTGTGATCGTTGTTTCATGATTTCCTCAAGCATGCTGCTATTTATTTCGGAGCCACGCCGCGCGATGCGTTCCATAACATCACCCCAGGCGGCGAGGCGGTCGGCGTCGTCTTTTAATTCCGTGATCACCGCGACGACCGTTAAAAGGCCCATCCAATAAACCCGCTCGCAAATTTCGACGGGTTCCAAATGGTCAAGCATCGGATGCAGCCGCGCGAGGTTGCGACCCTGTTCAATGATGGCCCATCCCGTCTCGACCGATTGTTCGCGTGTGCGCGTATTCATGCTTTACCCTCGCTTATCGCTTTGGGAAACGCGGCCAACTCGTCCTGAAAATTCATCAGCCGTTGCATAGCGTCGGCCTCGGGCAACGTGGAATTATCGACGACCGCGCCGAACAAATGCACGGCGCCCGCATAGAACGCACGACGACATTCGATCACTTGCACCTCGCCGGCATCGGCCGGCATCACCGTCTGACGGTAGGTTTCCCAGCCGACACGAATCGAATTGTAATCGCGCATTTTCTTTTTCACGACGCTTGCGCCTCGTGATGCTCATGCCTTTGCATGATTTTCAGCGCGAGAAAACGCTCGAAATCTTTGCGTTCATAGGCGGCGGCCTTCCCGTTCGGCTGGAATTCGCACGGCTGCGGAAAGTCGGGGTCATTCTGTTGCATGACATAAAAGCTTGATGGCGAAATGCCCATCAGCGCGCACACGTCAAACTGTCTAAGCTTCCCGTCTTTGCGCATCGGCGTGCGCTTGCGTAGCTGCAAATCCGTATAGCTTCCCTTTTTGATGCGCCCGAGCTTGGTTCCCTTGAAGGGATCGTATGACACGACTATCGGCGGCAAATCATCGATAGGCGCGCTGGCGCGTGAGGCGGCCGGCGTGGTTAAGCGCGCCGTCTTGCCCATGACGGGCTGCGCCTCGGGCTTCGGCAACGCGCCGCCGCTTTCAAGGGTTCGCACGGGTAGTAGGCCGGTGTTATTGACGACCAGCGTCGGCCGCGTGCCGGGCTGCGCCGGGTCGCTTTCCAACGTCGCGCGCTTGAAATGATCGCCCACGGCGCGCAACTCGGGAACCTCAAGGAAAGCGGCAAGCCAGCGTCGAACATGGCCCACGTCGAGGCCTTCGGGACAAAAGAATTGTCCGTAATGCATTTCCTCAACGACCATGAGCAACGTATTCGCCAGCACCAGCGGCACGCGCTCAATCGTGACGGGCTCGGGCGCTTTAACGTCGACGGGACCGGGCACAAACTTCTCGCCCTCGCCGTCGAGTAGCCACTCAGGCCGAAGGTTCAAAAAACGACACAATCGAATGAATGCCTCGGCCGATGGGTTGACGGTATGGCCGGCTTCAATATTTGTGATGACGTGCGCTTGCACGTTCGCCAGCTTGGCAAGCTCGACTTGTTTTAGGTGTCGGTCGAGGCGTGCCTCAGTTAAACGCGACGCCATAGCAAGGCGAGCCGGCGATGCGCTATCTTTGTTTAATCGCTGGGTTGACATAGGGTCGGTTCCTTTTTTGATGGTCGAAAAAAAGCCGGGCGGCACGTTACCGCCCGGACGAAAGCAGACATAACACGCGCCGGCCACGCACCCCGCATGGCCTCGTCTGGCTGGCACTGTTCGCTTTCAATGACACGCACGGCGACGCCGTGCCTTTCCACTGCATCCGCCCAGGTCGCGCAAGGCGGCAACAACAACGGCAACGCCTCACCATCGAGGCGCGTCTCGAATAGGTTCGGCGGACCGTCGGCGACACTATGATCGATGCCGGTAAATCGCGTTGTCACGATCACCGGCCCGACCCGTGTTTGTGCGACGAGGGCGTCGCGCGCATGGCAAGCAAACCAGTCGGCCCACGCGACGAGCGTCGGCGCCGGTATGGGCGTCGTGCCGTCGAGAATCCACCAGCGCGAGCGCGCGACGTCGTTCATGTCATGCGGCCGTCGTGCCGCGCTTTTTACGCCCGCCCGAATGCGCGTGGACGACACGCCCATCGAGAATGGCCTTGACGACATCGAGCCACCGCTCGACATGCTCCCTTTCGATGGTTTCGCCATCGCGATAACGCAATGCGGCGGCGAGGTCGTTATTCAGGCCGAGCAACGCCTCGCCCGCTTCGGCGTTCAATATGGTTTGAGCCATGACACATTTCCCTTTCGACGTGGAGGCGCCAGCCGGCGCGGAGGATGCAAAAAGGGGGCGTTGTCCACATTCAAAGCGACGACCGGCCCCCCCGGCTTGCCGCTATTTGTAACCGAAGTTCGTCGACGCTGACAGTCGAAAACCATTCGTCGAGCGTGGCCTCATCCCAAACCCACGAATGCGGCCCGAGAATGCGCGGCATGGGGAATAGACCCTGGCGCACGCCTCGGCGAATCGTGTGCACGCTCATGCGGTAGCGTTTAGCTACTTCGCTCGTCGTCAAGATGGGACGTTCGCCGGGCTCGCGTCGTTGCGCCCGGCGCGGCATTACGCTAACCCGTCACCGGGCGCACGGGTTCGCACAGGATGACATCGGGCGCCGGCGGCGCCACAAGGGGCGCGCATGGGTTGGGCAGTAGGTAGGCAAGGCGGCGGGTTCAAGCTCAGCCAGGACGGCGCAAGCGCGCCGCCGCGTGTGTGTTCGCTCATCAGTCCGTGACCCCTATCGTTGTTGCGATTCTCCCCGAGCGCAGGACGCTACGAAAACCCGAGCGGGAAATCAACTAGGCAAACTCGTCAAAGTTCACAAAAAACCGAAACTCGACCTTTTGATGCCAGCCGTATAGACGTCTGTTCGCAATGAGAACCGCTTAAAACAAGGGGGTTTGCGCCGGGTCGATATTGATGCTTGCCGACGCAAATACTTTCTTTCGTTAGGCTGACGTTCAGGTAAAAAAACCCCGACAATCATCGGATTGCCGAAGTTTTTGGTCTCATTACGAAATTACGTTTTGTCAGTTTGAAATGTCGCGTGCGTGCGCAACATCACAAACAACCATGCGCGTTTTATGCCGCCAAATCCGACAAGCTCAACGCGGGAATGTGTTCACCATTCATGGCGCGAAACAAAATGTCTTGCCATGCCAATAACGGCGCACGCATTTTGTTTGCACGATGCACAATCATTACGTGGTCATACGCGCGCCGTGTTTGCGAGCGCGGTTCGTGATCGAGTGCAAACTCAACGCCTACCGGGTTAAAAACGGGCGAATCCTTTTCGTCGAGTAGGTTGTGCGCCCAGGTCGAATAGGCCGAGCGCCAGCCGTGCGGGACCATTTGACCGCCGAGCTTGAGCCCCTTTGCATACACTTGCGGCAGCGCGGTCGATTTCATGGCGACCGTTTTGTCGCGTGCCGACACGAACAACCGCTCGGGATGGTTGCGCGGCAGCTTGCGCACGAAGTCGGCAACAAACGGCGAAATCGGCATCAGGAAATCGCCGCGTTCGGCGTCGCTCATTTTCATAAACTCGCGCGGGACGCGCAGGGTCGGCACGGCGGCGTCGAGGTCAAACCATGCCCAGCGCATCTCAGCAATGACCGCCGAGCGGTGCAAGGTGAATGCCTGAAGGATGCACGCGTTACGCAACGGCAACGCCAGGGCGGGACGGTCGCGCAACTCGCGCAGCACGCCGCCCAGGTCGTTGAGGTCTTTCAGGCTCGGGAAATGCTTTGTCGCCTGACCCTTGCGCCCGCCGACGCTGGCGCCCAGGGACACGAACGGGCGCGGATCGGTAACGCCTTTCGCGTTGCGCTCGACCGCGAACCGGAAAATGTAGGAAATCAGCGAAAGCAACTGTTTCGCGACCGACGGCGCCGGGCGTCCGTTTTGGGCAACGTGGCGCCCGCTATAGATCGCGTTGAGGAAAATCGACACGTCGGCCGGCTCGATGGACGGCAGCGGATCGCCCCAAAAGCCAAACCCCCGCAAATACTTGCCGATATGCTTTTCGTGCGTGTTGTGGCTCGACGCTTTCCATAGGCCCGCTGACACGACCTCGTGAACATACAAGTCGCACCAGTCGCCGAACGTGGCGGTTTGCGGGTTCGCCATGGGCTCGCCCAGGTCCGCCACGCTCGGGCGTTGCTTGCCGCGTGGCTTGCCCTTGTTGCTGGGTCGAATCAGCGTCGTGCCAGCCATGCGCGCGGCCTTCTCACGCAACGCCATAGCGCGGGCAGCGGCGAGCGTCATTGTCGGGTATTCGCCCAGCTTGGCGAGCCGGCGCGTTCCTTTGGCCGTGCCGTCGGCGCCCCGGTAGCTGAACTGACGCAAGCCGCTATCGCGGACGAGCAAAAAAAGGTTATTTCCCAGGGCATAACGCCCGGGTTTCGCCGAACGAATTTGTGTGTCGGTCGTGATGCTGACTTTCATGGTTTGTTCCTGCTAGGGATTGGTGACGACAAGTATTCTATTCGGAAACCCGAACTAATCAATCAGCTCAGCACGGGCGCGGGCTGGCGCGGTATAGACCCGCGATAGGTAACCAAATGGTCACCGCATGAATACTTGCATTCGATGTCACCGGTTGATCACCACACCGGCTCAGGCTGGCGCGTTGAGCCAGGGCAACGGGTTCGGCCTTACGCCCCCGTATGGACTCGGAAACCCGAACGTTTCTAGTGAGTTAGGCGTGAAAAGATGCGCGCATACGTGCGCATACGTGCGCGAATCACGTTCGGGTTTCCGATGTGTGAGTTTCTTTGGGTTACTTGTCGTCACCCTGGCAGGCCGCGCCGTTGCTCGCTTGTCGAGCTGGCGTATCGGCGAAAAGTCGCCAGTAAGTCACCACGCCGGGCGGTTCTAGGGGTTTCCGAATGATTCGCTCGGGATGCCGAGGAAATGGCGGGAAAGAATGCCGGCGCCGTGAACCGGTAGGGAAACACGGCGCCGGATTCCCTGCCCTAGCAGGCGTGCGGCCCAGGTCGCCGGGACCGGACAAACCCAAACCACGCGCGAACGGTAGCAACGCGCCAGGATCGACGCAAGGGGAAACCTCAAGGGGAACCGGGCGAGCCGTGGCGCGGCCTGTGACCGCCTAACGGACAGGGGGAGCCGGCGCGGCGTTTCACATGGAACACGACCGCGACCCGCCCGGCTCGATCACCCTATCGACGCGGCCGGGCTGGCGCCACCCTGAAAGATGGCCGAGCCAGGGATGAAACAGGGCGATTAGCCGTCTAAATGAACGAACGATAAATGTGAAGGTTTGACGACAATTCGGAAACCCGAGAAACCCCAGGGAATCGAAGCGCGGCGCGGGCTGGCGCTCAAACCGCGCCACGGCGCCGTGATGACATCGTCAAAAGTTGTGCGTGTATGCGCGCATACGTGCGCATACCGGCAAGGGCAGCGCGCGATTTTTTCGGCTTTCCGTTTTGGACGTCCGAACGACGTCGTTGCGCTTGTTGCATTCGGTTTTGCGTGGTGCAGTATCAACGACCCTTACCGAATTTTTCGAGGGTCACGCCATGATCACCCGCCGCCAAGCGCAGGAACGCTATGGAACCTCGCGAGCGCTTGCCGAAATCCTCGGCGTTACTCAGCAAACCGTACTCGGCTACCCGATAGACGAGCCCTTGCCGCCGTCGCATCAAAAGACGCTCGCCGGCTGGATTGATCGCGCCTTTTGGGCCGATACCTTTCGCGAAATCGCCCAGGAATTCCCGATTTACGAGGGCGACGCCGACCCGCGCGTAAATCGCCGCCGCAAATTCGCTTGAGGTCGGCGCCATGGCCTCACGCAACCGCATTCGTCTGACCGACGACGAGGTCGACGCGTTGCTCGACTGGCATCGCATGCGCGCCGTCGAGCTTCTCACATGGGCGCCTAACCGCCCCGACGCCCGAGCCCTAGCCGACGTGGCGATGATGCATCACGAAGCCCGCATAAGCCTGTTTATCGCCGTTCAAGACCGCCGCCGCCATGTCATCGCCGAGGCTTGAACTCATGCATTCGCGCTCATTGCGGCCCGGCTTTTGGCGAAACGAGTTTCTCGGCGCCTTGCCGCCTTACGTGCGCTTACTGGCACTCGGCTTGACCGGGCTCGCGCTTCGGCCCGGCTTGTTGGAGGACCGACCCGGCAAAATTCGCGGCGAGCTGTTCGCTTTTGACGATGCCGTCACGAATGCCGATATCGAGCAATGGCTCGGCATGCTTGCTGCCATCGATTTCATTCGGCGATACGTCGTCGACGGCGTCAAAGTCATCAAGGTCACGAAGTTTGACGAGCACCAGCACCCGCACCCACACGAGCCGCGTTCTCGGCTTCCCGATGAACCCGAACCGAAAAATGCAATTGCATGTAACGACATGTCGGGTAAGGCAATTGCAAGCAATGACAATGTCATTGCATGTACGGCTGTTTCTTCTGTTTCTTCTGTTTCTTCTGTTTCTTCTGTGCCTTCTGTTTCTTCTGCAAAAGATATAGGGCAATTAGCTGGCGCTAATGCCCCTCGTGTTGAACGTGAGCAAAGCGTGATCGCGGGCAACAAGCCGAACGGCGCCAGCGCCAGCAAACCGAAACCCGCCAAACCGTCACCCGACGAAGTCGTCGCGCTATGGCATCAGCTCATGCCCGAGCTGCCAGCCGTGCGCAAGCTCACGAGCGCCAGGGCGTCGAGTATTCGTTCGCGCATTCGCGAGGGAGATTTGCAAAGCCTCGATAGTTGGCGCCGTTATTTCGAGCACATTCGCACGAACGCTTTTCTCATGGGCAAGGTGCAACCGAGCAACGGACACTCGCGCCGCTTTCGTCCGTCCCTGTTTTGGTTTTGCAAACCCGACAATTTCGCGAAAGTGAGCGAGGGTTTTTTCGATGCATAACTTTAACGACGACGAATCGACCGCGCCCACGCCAGCACCCGCACATAACGTGACGCCGATTTATTGCCTCGTCCGCGATTGCATGACCTACGTCGGGCACGGTCGATATATGCGCAGTTTCGCCGACCAGTTTCAAACCGTAGCAGGCGGCGCGCGTATCGGCCTATGCGGTCGGCATTATCTCGAATTCCTCGATTTAAAGGGTCGCTCAGTGTTGGCGCAATTACGCGCCGACCCCGAATCGATTGTGTCGCAAGTCGAAGCGCAATTGAACAAACGCCAGGAACCCTAGCGAGGTGGATTTTATGACTCAGCGTCAAATCAAATTCGGCGATACGAGCCCGACCGTTTGCAAGACATGCGAACGACCGCCGCACGCTTACGAATGGCTCGGGATATTTTTTGTCGAGTGTTCGCTTTGCGGTCAGAAAACGCCGCATATGCCGACACTCGTCGAAGCCGTCGGCGCGTGGAATCGTGGACAGCGTTTCACGATTAAGCATTCGGCGGCGTAGCTATGACCGACTACCCGAAATTTGTTCGCTTGCGTCTTTGGGCAGATGCCTACACCGAGGCGGCCATCGCGATATGCGGTAGGTACGTGTTGCGCGTATCGGATATGGACGACGACATGCATCATGCCGCCGACCTTGTAACGGTCACCATGCATCCGTTGCACATTGGCTTACGCATACGTGACGCGTCGTGTGCGATCAAATACCCGTTCGACTTCACTTTGCGATGCCGCGTAGGCAACTCAAAAACCGAACTTGAAAAAATCGAAACCGGCCATTGTGATTGGCTTTGGTACGGATTCGCCGCCGACATCGCGGGCGAGGTCGCGCGATGGTTTCTTATCGACCTAAACGAATTGCGCCAATTCTGGCGTGATAACCCGGCATGGCGTAACCGCCGCGACTTTCCCGAAATCAACAACGGCGACGGCACGAGCTTACGCGCGTTCGATGTTCGCCGATTGCCGCGTTCGGTTCTCATCGCCTCATCTCATCCCGTCATCCGTGAGGTTCAGCCATGAACGACAACAACCCAGCCGAACTATTCGACCAGCTCGACGCCGGAGTTTTCCGGCAGAAAGTCGCGAAGGCATTCGCCGACGTGGCGCTCGGCGTCGCCATACACGGCAAAAAAGGCCGCGTGTTATTGACGTTCGATTTTGAACGCATCGGCGAATCGACACAGGTCGAAATGACTCACAAAGTTCTTTTTTCCAAGCCGACCGAGCACGGCAAGAACATCGAGGAAAACACGACCTCGACACCGCTACACGTCGGCGTCGGCGGCGTTCTAACTGTGCTCGAAACAACGGGCGACCTTTTTCACGCACGACAGGCCGAGGGCTAAGCCATGAGCGACACGGTGGACATTATCAAACTTGAAGAACTCATCACGGCCGCCCACGCGTGGCAGGCTATCCCCGACGGCGCCGTGATCGTGCCGACGAATTACGAGCTACGTTCGACCGAAGCATTTCGCACGCATCGCGACCGCAAGCGCGGCACGTTTTCGACGACGCTCGTCGAGGATTTCGCGAACTACTTCGCGCGCAACGCCAAGGCGGACAAGCTCACGCACGCGCCGATCTTTATCGACCCAAAGGAAATGCGCGCCGTCGCGTTATTCGACTGGCTCGTCGACGATGACTTGCCCGGCCATGTCGAGCATCACGGACTTTGCAAGCTTGAGGCGTTGCCCGAATGGGCGTCGTTGCTGGCTCAGCATACGAACACGCTATCGCAGTCGGCGATGGTCGATTTTCTGGAGGATAACGCGACCCTGATAACGGCGTTCGATGATGCCGGCCAGGGCTTATCGCCCTCGCAGTTGATCGGCGCGTTTCGTTCCGTGAAGGTCACGAAGAAAAGCGAGCATGCGCAGCAACTCGAAGAAAGCAAAACGACACGCTCGGCGTTCGAGGAGGTCGAAGCGGGCGCCAGCATCGGCACGCCAGGGCGTTTAACGTTTCATCTCGTGCCATACACTGGGTTCAAGTCGCGCGCCGTACTCGTGCGGATCACGACGCGCGCCATCGATGCGACGCCGTTTTTTCAAATCCGCATCGTCGGGTTTGAATACCTGCAACACGAACTAGCCGTCGAATTTGTGAACCTCGTGCAAAAAAGCATCGGCGACTTTTACGTCGACGCCGAAGACATGCCGCCGCATTCCGACGCAAATACCGACGGCTCCCCGCTGATTTATGTAGGGAAAATGGCGCCGCTACCGACCGGGTTCAAGAATTCCAACTATTGAGGGCTGCGCCATGATTCAGCAACTCGCAACCGTCGACGATGCGTCGTCTATCGTGTCGGTCGAAACCCTTATCGCGCATGCCCAAATGATTCAGGACGCGATACGCCTACGCATGCGCGAGGGCGAGCATTACGGCGTGATTCCTGGCACGCACAAAAAGTCGTTGTATCAAGCCGGCGCGCAAGTCATCGCCAGCATGTTTCGGTTTAACTGGAAATTTGAACTTGAAACCGTCGATTACCCCGGCGAGCATCGCGAGGTTCGCGCGAAGTGTCGACTTTACTCGGCTTCGGGCAACGACCTCGCCGAGCGTGAGTCATCTTGCACGACGAAAGAAACGAAGTATCGCTATCGAAGCGAAAACACGGGCGCGATTGTTCCGCAGGACTACTGGAAAACTCGCGACGCTGAATTGCTCGGCGGCAAAGAATTCTCATACCGCAAGGTTGATGGGAAATGGATGATCTTTCACACCGAGCCGACGTCAAACCTCGCCGACCACTACAACACGGTTTTATCGATGGCGCAGAAACGCGCGTTCGTCGCCGCCGTCATCGCGGCGACGGCCGCCGCCGATGCGTTCGCGCCCGAGAAAGCCGACGACCGTAGCGACGACCGGCACAACAAGCGGCGCAAAGAACGCAACGCGGCACCTATCGACCCGGAAGCCGAAAGCACCGACCGCAAGCTCGTGCTAATGGCCGCGCTCGAACGCGCGGGCGAAAGCGGCCTCGATGCATTGCTCGATGCATGGCAAGACTTGACCGAAGCCGACCGTGTCATCGTCGGCAAAGATTTCGGCACACTGAAAAACAACGTAGAAAAACGCGGCCATGAATGATCGGCTCGACATCAACCCCGACGTTCTAGCGATAGCCGTCGCCATGCTCAGCAACCCGGAAGCGTTCAAGCAGGCGACGCGCATCATCGAGCACGAATGCCAGATTACGACGACGCCCGTCGATAAAGTCGTCGAATGGTCGCTCGCTATCGCGTCGGGCTTAGATAAGGGGCAATACAAACTCGCGAGGTGATGCCATGAACACGATATCGGGCGCACATTTCGGCCCCGTCGTTTGCCAAATCCAACATATCGAGGATTGCAAGCGTGCGGCGTTAGCTATCGCAAAGCGAATGATGCATTTGCCTCAGATCGTTTTTTTGGACAGCTTAGGCAATATTCGACTATTGCCAGGATATGCACAAATTCCGCCCGAGGCGGTCGCGTGGATGGTTGGCACGTATAACCAAAAGGCAAGCGCGTTCGATATCAGTGCCGATTTAAAAACCGAACTTCGCGCTCGCCGTAAATACGATTAGGACATGCGCCGACATGCCATTGAACGAACTCGAACGTCGCCTCGGCGAATGGGCGGACGAATACGCGGGCGGCAAATACGAAGCCGTGGGCGTGACCAGTTCGTCACCGCTTGCCGTGCTTATGAAATATCACGGTCGCGCGCCCCAGGGTTTAAACCCGCGCCCGATCATTGGCACGCCAGCCGACGAGGTCGAATTCGCCGTGTGTGCTATGCGCCAGCAAATCGGCGGCGACGCGATGGCGGCCGTATTGCGCGCCGAATACTGGATGAAAAACGCCGCGCTCGAACACAAGTTGCAACGCATCCGCAAGCGTGATCGGCTCAGCATCAGCCGCCGCGCGTTCTACACGAACCTAAAACTCGCGAAACACTACGTCGCCGGCTGGCTGCATTTGCCGTTCACCATGGAAACCCGACGTCACGCCTAAAACCTCGGAAAGCCGAACGCTTATGTCGAATCGCTTGCAGTGCGCACTAAAACCCATTACGTTTCGGCACAACCAAAGCCACCCCACAACGCCCGCCACGCGCGGGCGTTGCCGTTCCTGGCCTACCCCCATGACCGACGATGACGCCCGCCGCTTAGCCGCCGCGTGGCGCGAACGAGCGCGGTTCTTTCGACGCAAGAACGACACGCTAGGCCGAAGCAAGTGCCACGACGGCGAGCGCTCGTTGCATCGCGGGTTGTCGATCATGGCCGACCTATGTGCCGACGAAATAGAACACGAAGCCAAGCGAGCGCCGACCGATGCCAAGCCCAGATAGCGAACAGTCCGTCATCCTTCCCGATGACGTTCGTCGGCGCCTACTCGATGCGCAAGCGCTCGCGCCGCCGCTCGACATTGCGCCACTACTCGCCAAGCTCGACACCCTGGCCGAAGCGCTCAACGCCCACACAGTCGCCGTCTATCAATGGGCAGATGCGTGCAACGGTTTGCTAAACGCAATGCTCGATACCGCCGAGGACGAGGCGAACTATGTCGTCGACCTCAAGGGCAACCGTATACCTATCCACACGACCGACCATGCCGACAGCACCCCCAGCGCATAGGCCACCCGGTTACGTGAAGCGCGACGCATGGCAGCGCGCGCCGAACGCCAAACCGAAGCCACTCGGCAGGGCATGGCGTGCGATGCGGTTGCGTGTGTTCCGTCGTGACGGCTATCGATGCCGTGTGTGTGGTCGGCTTTGTGCTAGACCCGAGTGCGATCACATTGTCGCCCGTGCCAATGGCGGCAGCGATAACGAGTCGAACTTGCAGACGTTGTGCCATGACTGCCACGAAAAGAAAACGATTCGCGAATCGCATGCGGCCATGGCGACGGGCGATGGCAAAGCACGGGGGGAGTTGTGAAAAAAATATTCATTCACTTTGGATAT